CTATTGAAATTAATCTATACGAGAAAGGAGAAATAGATGACAATTGATTTTGAAAAAGATCAACAGGATGCAATGAGTAGAACTGAACATATTCAATCTCTTGCAGATCAAGTATCGATGTTAGAGGGTCTAAATAAAAGAATAGAACTAAGTGAGGACAATCTAAAAGATTTAAAAAAAGAATATCAACGTATATCAGGTGAGGTAATACCCACTATGATGAGTGAGATGGGACTTGCAGAACTTAAATTGCAAGACGGATCACATTTAAAAGTTTCAACGTCGTATCGTGCAACTATAACGGAAGCAAACAAAGAAGCGGCGTTTAACTGGCTTCGTAATAATGGGCTAGGGGATATAATCAAAAACGAGATATCCGTATCCTTTGGTCGCAACGAAGATAACAAGGCGGCTGATTATGCCGAACTTGCGAAGGGTCAAGG